CACATGGTAAACGCAAAACACCCCGATCAAACCCTTCCTGGTATAGTAAGTTTTAAAAATCTCCATACTGGAGAAGAAAGTTATTATCAAGTGGATTTAAAGGCTGCTGTTACCAAGAAACCAAAGGATTTGTACACACCGAGACGGTAATGTTTTATCAATACCAGCCGTGCACAGATTGACAGTAGACATAAATACTGCGAGCTGATGCAAAAAGCATCTTAATCTTACCCCTAAGGAGAAACTATATGAGTAAAGAACAACTTTCAAAAGTCATCGATAGCTTAATCAATGACAAACAGGAGCAGGCCTCAACGGCTCTTCATGATTACCTGACTGCTAAAATGCAACAAGTTGCTGGTATTAAAGAGAACTTTGGCGGCCATGATGATAAAGATATGGGCGAGTTGGTTGATGAGTTCATGGACCAAGAAGAAGTGTATAGTCTTGAGGGCGAACGTGGCGTTCGTAATTTTGAAAAACTTGTCAGCACCCTTGATTCCAACTATCGTGATATTCGAGAATTTCTAGCCGATAATTCTGGTGCTATTCAAGCAATGGTTGAGTGGATTCAAACCCAGCGCAATTCTGAATGGCAAGAAAGCTTGGCGGCCCAATTAGCGCCTTCTCATGATGGTGACGATCAAGAAGACGACGAAGATTACCGTTAATTCATAAGACTGTCATAATTTTTTAAAATTTGCGACAGTCTTTATAAATACTTTTCGAGAGATACTGATATCTTGAAAAGAAAATTCATCAGTAAGAAGTCAAAAATTTTAAAGAAAAAGGAGAACCGCATGGATGAAATCCTTCAGAAATTGCTAAGTTCTGAACTGCTTAGCGAAGATGCTAAGACTGAAATTTCTTCAAAGTGGTCAGACGCTGTTAACCAATACAAGCAGACGATCAAAGAAGAAGTTTCTGGTGAAGTCAGAACCGAATTAGCCGAGATGTGGACAAGTGAAAAAGCTGCTCTAGCCGAACAGATCGATTCATTTGTTACTTCAAAATTAATTGAAGAAGTTGAAGAACTAAAAGGCGACATTGAACGCTTCCGCGACCTTGAGGCAGAATTTGCCAAAAAGGTGGTTGAAGAAAAGCATGTTATGGCCGAACAACTGTCTTCTGAACTCGACGAGTTGATTGACAAAATGGATGCATTCTTTGAAATGCGTCTAGCAGAAGAATTCCAAGAACTCCGTGAAGACATGGAAGTTGTTAAGCAGAATGAATTCGGTCGCAAGATTTTCGAAGCATTTGCTAATGAATTCGGTAAGTCACATCACGACGAAAATTCAGCACAGGCTAAACTGAGCGCTGCTATTGCAAAACTCAAAGATGCTGAAAAGACCATCGGCGCATTGGAAGAGTCCAAAGCTGCAGTCGTACGTGAAGCAAAAATGGAAAAAATTCTTGCTCCTTTGAACGGTCGCAAACGTGAACAGATGGCATTCGTGCTTCAGAACGTTGATACCGAACGCCTCGAAGAAGCATACACAAACTTCATTGGTCGCATTCTGAAGGAAGAAGATTCCTCTGATGTCGCATCTGGAAGAAAATCTGTTATGGCTCCCCTAAAAGAGTCAAAAGCAGTCCTATACACTGGCGATGATGCCGGTTATAAGGCAAAACAAGCACCAGCAGCCAAGGATGATCAATTAGCTCATCTGCGTAAGCTTGCCGGTATGCCGTCCCGCTAAGTCCACAAGGAGAAACAAATGGAACTATTTGAAAATTGGCAAGAAAGTAAAGAGACCCTCTTAGATGGTCTGAGCGAGCGCAAGAAGGCAATTCTGGCTCCCGTGTTAGAAAACCAAATGCAGCATCTTCGCGAAACTGCTGGCGCAGGCGTTAATTCAGCTGGCACCATCGGCAACTTCCAGAAGATTGTCATTCCTATGCTGCGTCGCATTATCCCTGGTACCATGGCTACCGAAATTGTTGGCACCCAGCCAATGAGCGGTCCTGTTGGCCTGGTATACTCAATGCGCTTCCTGTTCTCTGAATCAGTGAACGCTACCGCTGCTGCTGGTACCCTGTCAAACCCAAATGACGACATCACCGCTGGTGACGAAGTATTTGGCCACGTAGACGCTAAACTGCGTCGTTTCTACTCTTCAGTAGACGCGTCTGTGTCTTCAGGTGCATTCCCATCTGGCGTTGGTACTTCTAACGGTTCAAGCGGCTTGACCGGCAACCTGGAAGCATTCGGCGGTCGCGGTATGACTCTTGAAGTGTTGAAGCAGACTGTGACTGCCGGTTCACGTAAACTGCAAGCTCGCTGGACCCCAGAAGCTATGCAAGATTTGAAGGCTTCACACGGTTTGGATCTGGAATCAGAAATCACCGCTTCTCTGTCAGCCGCCATCGTTTCTGAAATCGACAACGAAATCATTAACGACCTGATCGCTTTGGCCGGTACTACCGAATCATTCGATATGGCTGGTCCTATGACTGGCGTGCCTAACTATGTTGGCGATCGTCATGCTGTTCTCGGCGTGCTAATCAACAAGGTAGCTAACGAAATCGCTCGTAAAACCCGTAAGGGCCCAGCAAACTTTATCGTTGTGTCTCCTCTGGTCGTATCAGTACTGCAAAGTGCTGCTAAATCAGTATTCGCACCTGCTGTTTCTGGTTCTTTCGAAGGTCCTAATAACACCAAGCTGGTTGGTACCCTAAACGGTTCAATCAAAGTGTATACCTACATCTATCACGATCAAGGCACTGAGCCAATCCTGATGGGTTACAAAGGTGGCACCGGTGAAATGGATAGCGGTTACTTCTATTGCCCATATGTTCCTCTGGTTTCATCTGGTGTGGTTGTGAACGCTGATACCTTCAATCCTCACGTGTCATTGATGACCCGCTACGGAAAAGCGACTTTCACATCTACTGCAACTTCACTAGGGAACTCTGCAGACTATTACGGGCGCATCTCCGTAGCCAATCTGTCTTTCGTTTAATCGAATCAGATTTCCAAATAAAAAAGGGGCTTCGGCCCCTTTTTTATTTTCTCGAAAAAAGATTTTGAGCAATCAGCCTAAGAGTTACAATTAAATCTCAATTAACTGACAAGGAGATTTTTGTGGCAAAGTGGAAAGAAAGAGAATGCGTTGCTTGTGGAGAAGTGTTATTAACAGCTAGTCGATCTGATACATGCATTTCGTGTTGCGCTAAAAACAAGAAGGACGATCGCGTCACTGTTGAAAAGGGAATCATTGAAGACTATGGCTATAAAGTAGTCGGCGAACCAGAAGTCAATAAGCATAATAAGCGCGTTTATCGGTTGATTGCGCCATGTTGCGGAAAAGAATGGCCCACAGTCTTTGGCAACCTATTGACTGGTATTAAGAAAAATGAGCAATCTGGCTATGAACAACTTCCTTGTGGAACTTGTGGGCCTAAAAATCGTATGGCTACCGCATTGAAAGCATATGAAGATAAGCATGGCATAGATTATGACGAAGCTGCCTATTATAGCTATAAGCAAAAAGTTAGATCCCAATCTAACAAAATTTACCAGGACAAAATAGAAATTCTAAATCCTGATGGGCATCAAAGGGGTTTGGCTGGTGAAGTAGGCGCATACCATCTCGATCATAAAGTGTCTATCATGGAATGTTTTAAACGTGGATGGTCGGTAGAACAAGCTTCAGATATTTCGAACTTACAAATGCTGAAATGGGAAGAAAACATCCTTAAAGGTCATAAAACATTATGACACTTGATTAAAAGCTCCTATATAAATACGGCTCTATAATCCATATGAAGGATCAATTATGAACTTACTAGAAACGCTTAATGCTGCAACCCCTTTTAAAAAGGGTGATAAGGTAATCCTTTTGGCAAAGGGGAAAATTGGAACCGTGGCCTCAGTGAATAAGGCGTGGGAGTATTATGCTGTTAAATTCCAAGATGGCGGTACTACCAATGTAGATTTCGGCCAGATAGATCAATTTAAAAAAATGCCAAAAACTTCTAAAATTACTGATTCCGAAGCTCAAGAATTATTTGAGCTTCTTAAAAACGGCACGTCTCCAGAAGAAGTAGCTTCGATACTGCGCCTGCCTTTGGATGAAATTATGTTGTTTGTAGATTAAAAAGTTCTCACGGCTAATAAGAAGTTAATTTTGTATGGTGTTCTTCGGGACACCATTTTTCATGGTACAATCGCATCATGCTAACATGCCCAATCTGTAAACAACAATTCAAGAAAATTGATTCTCAGCACTTAAAGAAGCATTCTTTAACGAAGGATCAGTATCTTGAGCTTTATCCTGATGGTCCTTTAGGCGCATCTGCTGAGACGAAACTGAAACTTGGTCAAGCTGTTAAATCTCGTTCGCCAATGTCAGATGAGACGAAAGCCAAAATTAGCGAAAAATTAAAGAACGAACCGCCAGTTAGAACTGATGCACAGAGGAGAGCAAGTTCACAGAATGCGCTTATTGCAGGTCAATCGAATATTGGCCGCAAGCGTAATGTTACCGAACAGAATAAGAGAAATCTTTCTGCCGCTTTACAGGCGTACTACGCAGAGAATGAACGTCCGCCTTATAAAGATTCAGCACGTTATTCGAATCAGCTTGAGCATCTAACAGAATTAGGCGCTGAAAGGAAAAGTGAAAATTGGGACAAAATTACTGAAGAGGTTCCGCGACTAATAAGTTCTTGGGCGAAAGACTGTAATGTTTTTATTGATGAACAGAAGATTAAAGTCAGTGCGACTTGTTGCAAGTGTAACGGAGTTGTTACAAGGCATTTGCAAACATTTAAAAAGCATTCTTGGGGACCTACCATCTGTCATACGTGTCATCCTCCGCTAAATGGGACTTCAGAAGCAGAGGAACGCATTAATGAATTTCTTATAGCTAATGGAATACATTTCCAAAGACATTGCAAAGGAATTTTACCTGGCGGGTTAGAGCTTGATTTCTATGACGGTGTTAGGAAGATTGCAATCGAATACCACGGGCTATATTGGCATTCTGGTGCAATGGATTACCCTAAAGGCAAGCATCGATTGAAATACGAATTGTGTCGGGATAGAGGAATTCATTTGATTCAAATTTTCGAAGATGAGTGGTTGCAAAAGCAGGACATTGTTAAATCGCGGCTGCTGTCTCTATTAGGTTCGGGAATAACATTAGCGTATGCTAGGCAGTGTATTATTGAATCGATTCCGTTTAAAGAAGCTTCAGCATTTTTAAATGATTATCATTTACAGGGTAGTGGAGCTGGAACAAAGTTTAATTTTGCCCTTAAGAAGGATGGCAATGTTGTCGCAGTAATGACATTTCAACAGAAGCGTGCAGCTATGAACCAGAAGAAAGAAGATGGTGCTGTTGAGTTGGTACGGTTTGCGTCAAGTGGTAGAATTCCTGGCGCATTCTCTAAGCTGTTAAAACATGCGTGCAAAGTCATGAACATTCAGAAGGTTTACTCTTGGGCAGATTTGCGATGGGCGAATCCTTTTAAAAATGTTTACTTGGCAAATGGGTTCGCTGTGTACGCCGAGAGCTCTGTTGGCTATTCGTACACAGATTTGACTTCTAGAGTTCATAGGCTTAGCAGAAGAAAACCTGCCGGCACAGTAATGACAGAAGAACAATGGAACAAGGAGTTGGGGTTCTACCAGATTTTTGATGCTGGGACTATCAATTTTGTTTGTCAGGTTTCATAAAAAGTTTTACGCACTAGCGAAAAATGTGCCTCTTTTGCGGTACAATAACTTCATACCAACTTAACGGAGCTTAATATGAAGCTTAAAAAAGAAACCGCAGCTGAAGCTTTTGAACGTTTTAACTCGCTGAAGCGGTCGAATGCCAGCGCTGAGCTTCTGGCAAAAGTATTGAGCATCGCAAATGCTCTCATGGACGAGCAGTTCAAGCGTACACAAGATTCGCTGGATTCTAAGTTCGCTGGTTCAGACTGGTGGGAAGCAGTCAAAAAATTCTACAAAGTAGAAGAGCACGCAACTGAAGGCTGGCGGGTTATTTCCCTTGCAAAAGATTGGAAAGAAGAAAAAGAGTGGAACTTCCCTACCAAGTACGAAGCACTTGAGCAACTTGAAAAGCTGATCAAGTATAAAGCTACAGATCGTAAGAAAGGTCGCGGAAGCATTGATAAAGACTTTGAAAAACTGGAAGCTCTCGCAGCATGAATATTTTTTACATCGATGAAACTCCCGCAGATATTGCGGTTTCGCTCATAGACCGGCATGTCGTCAAAATGGTCACCGAGTCGGCACAAATGCTGTCGACCGCCCACCGTATTTTGGATGGGGTAAAAACCGGTAACAAAAAGCCAAAATTTGTTTTGCCTGGCGAAGAGTATGATTCTGCTAGCAATACTATTTTGCAGCCAGTTTGTTATCAGGTTGCGCATCCTTCGCATCCATCTACTGTGTGGACAATGAAGTGCAAGGAGAACTATGACTGGCATTTTCAGTTATTTGTGGAAATGGCGAAAGAGTATACGCGTCGTTATGGAAAAATTCACGCATGTGAACAGCTTATTCCGTTTTTGAAAAATTCGCCAAAAAATATTAAGGCCGGAGTGTTCACGCCGCCGACTCCAGCAATGCCTGATAAATATATCCCTAGTGACGTAATGCAATCGTATCGAGATTATTACGTTTCTGAAAAGTGGCGCTTTGCAAGATGGAAGCAGCGAGAGATTCCACAATGGTTTATTGATGGATTTATTAAGCAGAAGGATAAAATTTTGCCAGAAATTATCCAATCACAAAAAGTGCCGAATAAGCGAAAGTACCAATACGATGCTCGACTTCTGGGACACTATGCTGAAATTTTTTAAAAGCTTCTTTAATAAACACAAACCTATAAAAATACCAAAACATATGGAAATATTTTCTCACGACTATAAAGACAAATTGATTGCGGAGCATCGATTGATTTCTGCAGCTATCGCGCATGCGACACAGTCAAATGTATTTGCGAATGCTGCCCGAACGCATAGTAATGATATTTGTGTCGAGGCTGTTAAGAGTCTTCGAGTTCAAAAAGTTCAACTAGAATTCAAAATTGACGTGTTGTCAGAATATTTAAATTAGTCTATTCGAGAGTAAATAGACATGGGTTAAAAATTTCCACATCTGACGTCGAGGGCACCATGCTATTAAAAGAATTAATATTCACAGAGGCATTTACAAAGAAAATTTATCATTCATCAACAGAAAAATTTAGTATTTTTAAGGCTGGTATTGCATGGTTTTCTCTAAATAAGGCAGATGCTTTAGGTTGGCACAAATCTGGCAAAGAAAATAACGATAAACAGATAACGTATATCTGTCGGTTCACTGGGGGGAAAATTGCATCTATAAAACAGGCGGAAAATATTGCAAAACGCATCTGGCCGGATGAGGACTTTTTGTATTCAATGTTCGACGAAAATGTTGGAGAATTTGATGAGGGCGAAGTAAGATCTTTTTTATCCCTGATGGTCGAAGCCGGATTTGATGGCTCTTATATAGAAGATTACGACCCTAATGATTTTAATTCGGGGTCATCATTGTCTTTGGCAGTTTTTGACGCATCAAAACATGTCAAAATTGAAGGCGTTCTAAAAGATGAATTGAAAATGGGATATTCACTTTAAGAATTCAAAGTTGGTGAGCGTATCGAGTTTACAGATGATGCAGTTATTAGGCATAGAGGAACCATAAAAATGTTAATTGCGAAGGGTACGATACTTCCGAAATTAAATAAGTGGCAACAGTATTCAGTAGATGGGGCCGATTGTTTGGAAGTTGATCGCGGCGACGGGTCGTTTTTATTGTTCCATTGCATAGATTGAAAAGATAAAGCGTCTTAAACATAAATGGCTACATTAGCCAAACTATTTAAGGAAACGAAAGGGACCAAAACAAATTGCGCAAACTTGCTGGATTAGCAACAATATCTGAAAATGCTGATTTAAGAAATAATGCAAATTTTCAAGCTAGGATGCAAGAAAAATTTACAGATATTGACGGGGAACTTGACAAAATCCAAAAGTTTACTGACTCTATCGATTTAAAAAGTTTATAGCCGTGTTTGACCGAGATGCCGCAGAAGCTTTTGTTGAAGATTTCGATTCGAACAATGTCCACGACATAATTTTTGAAATAAGACAAGATCTAACAAACGCATCGTTCGCATTAAACGCAATTTATCAGATCTGTTCAGGAACCGTATACAGTGCGGACCGTGAAATGTAAAAATGCCAGACGCATGGACATATCCGACTTAATAAATAAGTGTTAATAAACAACCACTTATGAGGACGAATGAAATCAATCCTGATCACGGGTGGCCAAGGATATATTGGCCAACAACTAGTTTCTAGTTTGTTAGAAGACAAAGCTCATGTTACTGTGGTAGATAGGAATTCTAAGCCAGCGTGTATGGCTCAGGTTTTTTATCCACAGGAATGTGAGCTTTTCTTTCTTCAGCAACAGATGTATTTTAATCTTCCAAATTTGGCAGATGTTTTAGGGCTCGCAACTCAATTTGATCATGTAGTACATTTAGCACACGGTCATATAGATTCGCCAGTTTTTGACGCTTCAGAAATAGCTGCCAATTATAGGACGCTGATTTCTATTTTGGAATATTCGCGTATCTCTAAAACCCCTATCTTGGTAGTTTTGCCATCTGCTTCATTATATCCACATGCGCAGCTAGACTTAAACCAAAGCGAGCAGCTAGTCAAGTTCTATGTAGACGAACATCATATAGATGCCAAAATTCTTAGGATGGTTCATGTGTTTGGGCCTGGAGAACTCAGGCTTAATCGTCCAACATCGATAACCTGGCAAATCAAAAACGCTATCATTAATGGCGAAACAGTTGATTTGACCAAATGCAATACCAATGTGCAGCAATATGTACACGTCTTTGATGCTGTACGGTGCATAAAACATCTCATTTTTGATGAAGTTAAAGGACTAGTATTTGATTCGTCGAACACTAGTCCTTTGGTCCCATATGACAAAATCATAGAAGGTTTGCACTTTACAGGGGTAAGAATAGAAAATCGATCTAGCGGAGCATCTTTAAGCAGTGAGAACACGTTTGAGAATCCGCCCAATTGGAAACCGAAAATCTGCCTTGATAGGCATCTTCATGATTGGATGATTGCTGGTTGCCCAGTTGACTAATTTTCATAAATAGCCATATATTTTGTTATAGGGAATTAGAGATGCCAGATCAAACTCAAATGACGACTCATCAACTGTGGATTGATGGCCGCCAGGTTAATATATCCGCAATTAAAACTTCTCCGACTTCAATCAGATTGACTTGGAATTTGCCAAGTCCAATTGTCGCCTATAATGGCGCGGTTGTTCTTTTATCAGAGCAAAAGTTTTCATCGACAGAGTTTCCAGAGGACGGCGTTAGATATAGCGCTTCAACCGATTGGGCGCTCCCAGCTGATACAGTCGGGAATAGTAAAGTAGTTGCAGCATTTTATGGGTTTTTTGGCGACAACACCACGCAGACTTCAGTAGAAGTTTTTAATATTGACGACAATAAGATTTACTACGCTTCTATCCATGTCGCTTCTAATATTCTCCAGTACTTTACAATTGGTAAACAATCATATCCGCTAGAATCATCAAGGTTCGAAAAGGATTCTCAAACATATGCAGGCGCAATACCCCGTTCAAGTATTGCGCCTGAAAATCCTTATAGCGGTCAAGTCTATTATGACCCTGCTGCAAATACAGTATTTGCATGGAATGATGTTGCACAGGTATGGGTCAACGCTGGTGATAAAGTGATACAGACTGGCAATGCGCCGCTGATTTCACAGAATTCTATATTCTTTAATACCACTGAAAACGATTTGAAATTCTTTTCGAATGGGGCATGGAGTGCTTGTAATTCAGCAAACACTAGAATCAAAATGGGTGCAAGTTGGGCACCATTTTCTAGCGCAAATACGGTGCCTGATTATCCAGCGGTTCCATCTGTTGGGCAAGTAATTTGTTTTTACACTAGGGCAACGCACGGAGGCCCAGGAACAATAAAACTGAAGGTTTTTACTTTGGGAGGTTGGTTCGATCTTTCTGGCAACCTCATTCAAATAACTGCCGATGGCGTAAATTGGGAGAACGGGCTATTATCAGATGCCCCTGCAGGCCAAGAAGATCCGGTAAAACCAGATGTCGGGGATTTTTTCTACAACTCTGCAAAACGTGATCTGTTAGCATGGGACGGAACCAGCTGGGTTAAGGCCGATACTGATAGCGAGGGCTCCCCAACAACGGATCGTATAGGCGTAGGAACGGATGGAACACAAGATGAGCGTTTACGTTTGATCAATGTTCTCAAGCATCAATTAGGTTACCCCCAAACATGTGTCGAATTAGCAGAAGAACAATTTCAAATTGCGGTAGATAACGCGCTTGAAACATTTAGACAACGTGCAGATAATGCCTATGCGCACCGGCACATTTCCATCTCCCTTAAAAAGGGGCAATCAGTTTATTATTTGAATGACCCTAGGAATAAAACTGATCGAATTGTCAACGTTATAAAAGTTCATCGCGTGAATATGATGGGGTTAACAAACCTTTCTGCAGAAAGTGGAATGTATGCACAGGTATTCTTTAATCAACTTTTTCAAGGCGGCATGGTTGATTTGACTGCTATACATCTGTTCCACCAAATGTCTGAACAGTTTGAAAAGATTTTCGCGGGTAATTTAGCGTTCACTTGGGACGAAGCATCTCGACAACTTGTCATTTTACGCAATCTTACTAATAATGAAGAGCGCGTGGTTTTAGAAGTTGCAATCGAACGAACTGAGCAAGAACTGTTGCTAGATCGCTGGTGTAAGCAATGGCTGCAAGGTTGGGCAGAATCTGAAATGTTAGAAATGCTCGGTCTGATTAGAACCCGGTATGGTACGTTACCAGGTCCTAATGGCGGTATTACTATGAACGGGGATACGTTACTGAATATGGCTTCGGAAAAACAGACAGAATTGCTTCGCCAATTGATGGATTATGAAGTCGGTAATGGTGGGGTCACATGGCAAAATACCGCATTTTTAATGGGATAAAACATGAAATTAAAACAATTATTCGAATCGCACTTTCCCACTTCTAAACAAGAAGTAGAAGAGGTACTGGGAAAATACCGAATCAAGCATTACGTCATCAACAACGACTTGACTGTTGATGTTGACGGGGACGTGGATCTGTATTGGCAACAACTGACAGCTATTCCTGTTAAATTCGGGGAAGTGAGTGGGGATTTTAATTGCTCTGCTAACCATCTGACTTCTTTACAAGGAGCGCCTAAAGAAGTGGGTGGGGGTTTTAATTGCTTTGCTAATCAATTGACATCTTTACAAGGTGCTCCTAGAGAAGTGAGTGGGGATTTTGACTGCGCTAACAACAATTTGACTTCTTTGCAAGGCGCACCTAGAGAAGTTAATGGCGGGTTTTGGTGCAATAGTAATCGATTAACATCTTTACGGGGCGCTCCTAGAAAAATAGGTGGAAGTTTTAATTGTTCTAAGAATCCGAATTTGACTTCTCTTGACGGAATCGGCAGTGTCGAAGACGAAATAACGAGCGATTTAACATGAAACCCCAAAATAGGGTAGAACACTATGCCAGATAATTGCAACGGGTCAATAAACAGCGGAACGCAACCAGCGCCATATGTTGCGCAAGAGCTGTGCGTGGGGACATGGCAAATAAATTCATTAGTTCCAGATATTTGTGAATTAAATGATCGGAAGCGCCAAGAAACCTATGTTGCTGAAGTGTTAAATATTAGTGGTGCGCCAATAAACATTTACAAGTTGCTTGGCGTTCATGAACAGGGCAAAGGTTCACTGTTATCTGAATCAACCCTATTCGCAACGTCTGCGTATCCTGGGTTCCCATTAGCAGGGATAAATTCTGGCGGTTCTTGGAGATCTTCTATACAGGGTCCTGGACTGCCAGGATCATCCTGGATAGGCGCAAGTTTCGGGTTTAAGTTGCATAATGGCCAACCCGCTTACGCTCCCAGTAAGCCCAAAATGCTTGAAATAGGTTCAGTTGCGCTTACTCAATCTACTGATCCAAATAGATGGGCAAAACAGGTTCGCCTTGATATATCAGATGGTTCATGCACGGTTGCACCGCCGCTTTATTCTGGCATCGGCGACGGGTCTGTAACTATTAGGTCAGTTGGCGTCAATGCAACACCATGCACGGTAACTCTTATAGCAGTGAGTTCTTTTGAATTTGAAGTCTTTGTTAGCGGTATCCCTGGAACCTTTGGCTTTGCGGCTGTTGGCGAAGCATTTAACAGCACGATTTTAAATTTCTCGGTTATTGCTGGTTCTACTCCCTATTCGATCGGCGATATGTTTACTGTTGCAATCGATTATGTGTGGAAGCGTGCCGGAATTTTTAATCTAGTCCAGTCGCCATTACCACAAACACTTGGGCTTAAATCGGCGCTGCTAGCAAATGCGGTTCGTGTGGTCCCGACAATGTTTACGGGAACAGGTAGTTGGGAAGTTTCAGAATTCGATGTAAGAGATTCGGTTCCCACTGATATCAATAATATTCAAGACCTGTTTTTTAACGAAAATCGTGATAGAGATTATGCGGATTCGCCAATAACCCTAAGAGTTCAATTCAATCCTGCAGATTCAACGTCAGATTTGTCCAGATTCGGCATTAATATATTAGATCAGTATTCCTTTACTGCTTCATTTAATAGTATGGTTCAATTACTCGGGCGGCCAATAGTCGTCGGCGACATTATTGAAGTTGTTCCTGAAATGCAGTATGATCACAATTTGAATCCGGTTAGAAAATTCTTAGAAGTTACTGATACGGGATGGGCATCTGAAGGCTTTGGCCCACAATGGCAACCAATGCTTTATAGGTTTCAGGCACAACAGGCACTGCCATCACAAGAAACCCGCGATATTTTTGGTTCTTTAAACACGCAAAAATATTTGCTGTCAGATGATTTGCTGCAGTTTAATAATCAGCTGGATAC